AAATTATAGAAAAAATAAGGAGTACATAAATACTTTAGCTGCTGAGTTAGCTCACGTGAATAGGAGCAAAGAATTGGGTTTACCTATGGACGTGTTAGAATCTTACGGAACTTTGGGAGGAAGAATGATGAGAGCTTTTAAGGAAGGTGAGTGGCCAGATGACTCTAATTATTCAACTACGGGTGATGTTGAATATAAAACTCATTTTGCTCCAAACAGCAACGAGAAAAAAATGTTTGATGAATACAATCTCTCAACTAGATTAAGCAGAGGAACCCCTGGGATGACTGTTAATAAATATGGTGGAGCATTACCTAAGGCTCAAGACGGTTTTGAAGTAGGACAAAGAGATGCAACAGATCTGGGAGCAGGTTTATGGGAAGCTCTAAAATTTGGAGCTGGTACAGTTGCAGATTATTATACAGGACTTAAAGAATTAGCAGATGACCATCCCGTAACAAAGGAAATATTTAAAACAATAGATCCCGTTACAAACCTGTCTCATGCCCTTGATGTATTAAGTGTACCAGGAAGTCTAGTCGCTGAGGCAGTAGAAGGTATGGTAGGTGAAGGCGATGGTGAATTTAATTTTATGGATGCTATGCCTAGTATGTCAGGTGACTTCTCATTTACTAATGTGAAAGGTGATCCTACTAAAACAGTAGCTAGTGTAGCTGGTGTAGAAAATCCATGGGCGACATTCGGTGTAAATTTAGTAACTGACCCAACAACGTATGTTGGTGCAGGAATAGCTAAAAACCTTATTAAAAAAGGTACTAAAGAACTTGCTGAAGTAGGTGCTAGAGAACTTACTGAAGCAAGTGTTAGAAGTATAGATGAAGTTGCTTCTAATGCAAGAAATATTAAGTCCTTAAATGAATCTTCTAAAGGGGCCCCCTCTATAGTAAATAAATCCAACTTTGATATAAGTAAATTTGATATATCCGCAAAAGATGTAATAAATCTTGGAAGAGATACAGAAAAAAGATTATTGACAGAGAAGTTTATTAAAAATAATATGAAAGCTACAGGACGTAGTAGAGAAGAAGTAATTAATTCCATAAAAGGATATTCAAAAGAATTTGATAATTCTACTATAACGTTTAAAGATTTAGGAAAAGATGGACCTGGTGCACAGTATGGTGGTAATGGTCAGATAGTAGTTAATAGCTCAAAGTTTAATGAGAACACAAGTAAGAAAATGATACTCGGAGATATAGAGCATGAAATAGATCACCTATTTAGTGATTTTAAAGGGACTTATATGAGTTCGGGTGATGATATAGTAGAGCATGCCGCAAAAGAGTTATATGAAAATTATCCTTTACTAAAAGTAAGTGATAATATGTCTGGTCAAGCGGGTGGTCTATCAATGAAGTCGTATATGGAACTTCCTTTTGAACAGCAAGTAAGATTTAGAAAAGCTATTAAATGGTTGGAACAAAATGCAGATTTAAAAATGGGTGATGATATTACTAATGAGCATATAGATAAACTTAGTATGGGTCTGCAAAATTGGGCAAGAGAATTAGGAGAAGACTTTGCAGGAAAAGGAGGAAAAACTGATGTTTTAAATCTTTTAACTGAATTAGATCCTCACCAGTTTCTAAAGAGTGGCCAATTTACTATTAGTAAAAATGCTAACGTAAGAACTAAAGCTTATAAGGATATCTTAAAAAATATCTTAAATGAAGCATATGCAGTTATACCAGCAGCAGGTGTAGGAACTGTATTAGCAAATGAAAAATATGGTGGAAGTTTAAATTACTTTCGATACAAACATTAAGAACAAATGAAAAAATTAAGAAGGGCACAAAAAGGAAAGGAGACACCCAAAGGAACATCTCTTAGTGAGACACCTGACTTCATGCTTAGTAAAGAAGGATTAAAAGCAAAGTATGGTGTAAAAGAGGAAGTTATACCTCCTGATACTCCACCTGAGGCTGTAGCAGATCCACAACTAGTTCGACGACTTATGGAGCAGGGGGCAATTACACAATCACCTTCTAGATATGATCATTTCTTACCTAAAGTTGGTTTAAATCCTAATTTCTTGGGTCAAGGTAAAAGTGGTACTTTAAGTCCAATTACTGTAGATCCAGCAGGAGGATGGACTGAAGCAATGGGTATGCATAACCCACAAACATTTAGTGTTCCTAGACTAGATCCTTCAACGGGTAGAAGCATAGAAGAGGAGTATAAAACCTCATTTATGAATGAGTTAAATAGAACAGGCTTAGAACCTACATTTACATTCACATCAGCAGGTGGACCCGGGGCTGGTTTTAGAGGGTATTTCCCATATTCTGATCCGCTAGGGATTGGTTTAGAATTAGACCTCGATCCCACAGGACCTGGCGGTGGTCTACTACTTAATACAGCTAATTTACGAAAATACGGTAATTCACTTGCAGACGCCACAGGAACAGATGTTACCCGTGACATGAATTTACCTCCAGGATTTCTATATACAGGAATAGAAATGGCTGGTAATATGAGAACTCCATTTGTTGGCGCCACAGTTTCTGCTCATGATACACAACAGTTACAAACATGGTTAGGTCGTGCAGATAATGAACAAATAGAAGAAGTAACACGAGGTGGAATGCATGCCATGGGCCCAGCTTTATATTCTTGGAACCATGGACCTAAATTTAGAGGGGGGATGTCAGTTCATAACCCTTTTGCCGTTATGGGAAAACCGTGGATTGAAACACCGAGTATGTTTGGTAAAACAGGAATACATAATCCTCTAAGTGGTACGGGTGTGGGAATAGGAGGGCGTTCTGGGATAAGAGGAGGAAACATTGTTCCGCATGTAGAGCTAGGACCGCTAGAACAAGGATTTAGAGGGGGGTTTGCTGATATGAAAGCAAATGTTCTTTCTAAAGTAGATGAATTAATAATGACGGGTCAAGTCATAGATGAAGGAGGAGACATTTTAGTTACGTACAATGATGCTAATAAAGCATTATCAAGAGAAGCTGCAGCTAAAAAAATATATGATGCTATTTCCGGATCTATCCCCACAGGAAAATGGCTAGATAAATTACGTATACCACAAGCACTCGATGCTGCAGGAGAGGCTCTTTATGGAACTAAGGGACCTGGAGGATATGATAAAGCAGGTAATACCTTAGCTAACACTCTGAAAAATAGTAAGATACCATATGGAAAAGTATTAAATCATCCCTGGCTGTGGAAAGGTTTATCAAGAGGTTTAATGGTACCTGATGCTATTGACATAGGTCTAGGAGCTCTTCATCGAAAAGGGCAACCCATATCAGATGCTTGGTCAGGTGTATTTGGGGAAAACCCAAATGCTGAATTTATGAAACAGTATGGCGCCTTCCCAAGAGCGCAATTATTTATGGATCAAGGTATAGATCCTATATTTAATCATAAATGGTTTGACAACGACCTTCAGAAAGATCAGAAATTAGAAAAAGCCATCGCTCCTATAATAAAGACATTGCAAAAAGAAGAGAGATATAAAGACGTAGATATTATGGAACTACGTCCTCTAGCAATTAAAATATTACAGGATAAAATAAAGCGAAATAAGGATAACACCAGATTGAAACGCGTCATTGAAAAAACTACGGGATTTCCTACAGGTCCTAAATTCCAAAGCGGAGGCCCACAGTATGGCATGCCTCCAACATCTACTATGCCCGTGGCTCCTAACAAGACATGGCTTAATCTAGTTGACCAGATTGGCAACGGAGAGACTATAAATAATGAGGAATACATGTCCGTTGCTAACATACTATAAAATATCAAAAATAAAATTAGGTTCATATATCGATCCTATTATAACTTTACAATTAAAAAAGTAATCTATGGAAGAGTATAATGATCCTCTAGATGGATACGATGAGATGGGTGAGTTTGAACAGCTTGAGGTAGAGAACCTTATACTGGCTACTGCTTTTAGAAACTCATATCAAATAGTTACAGGAAAGCAAAGCTTTGAAGACTTACTAGGAGAGGATGGAACGGTCTTAGTAGCGCATGACTTGGAAAATGGCCCTGATACACATGATCTTGATAGTATATTGTGTTTTTTTGAAGATGAAGAGGAGTTTGAAAAATGTGTTGAAATTAGAGATTTAATAACATTAATAAATGACAATGCCGACAGAGAACAAAAAGAAAACACCGCCAAAGGGATCTGTGAGATTCTCGATAATATTATCGCAAGAGCAGAAGAACGCCAAAAGTGACATCTTACTACATCCTTTTAATTTTGTTGTAGGAAGAGCAGGAAGCGGAAAGACGCTACTGGCTGTGCAAATAGCTCTAGACCAGTTCTTTAAGCGTCAATATAATAAAATAATTATTACACGACCTACTGTAGCTACTGAAGATAACGGGTTCTTACCTGGAAATGAGAAGGAAAAGATGGAACCATGGCTCGTACCTATCATATCTAATATGCGAAAGGTGTATGATAAAGCTGATAAAATACAAAAGATGGAGGAGGCTGAGGAAATAGAACTAGTAGCTTTATCCCATTTTAGGGGGAGAACCTTTGATAATAGTATTGTAATAATAGATGAGTTCCAAAACTTAACTAAGAGTCAGTTTAATATGGCCATAGGGAGATTAGGAAAAAACTCTAAAATGATATTTTGTGGGGATTACCAACAGATAGACCTAAAAGATCCTAATTACAGTGCAATTCATGAGGTGGCAAAAATCAAAGATTCAAAGCATGTTTGTAAAGTTGTGCTAATAGATAATCACAGGCATCCTGCTATAAACGAAGTCCTTGAAAAGTTAACGGGATACTAGGTGATAAATTAAAATGATAAGTAAACTTCATTTATTTAAACTTTTTTTGTATCTTTGTTATGTACTAATTATAAAACCATAATAAGATGGCCACAAAAACCAATGAGCAGGTAACTGCTAATCCAGAAAAAGCTTCTCAAGAAGAAATGAACAGAAAAAGAGCTGAAATTACAGCTTACTACAAAGAGTCACTAACTCATTTGAAAGTTCAGTTAGAATATGAAGTTGTCCTAAAAGACATTGAAGTTGCTCGCGCTGAACGTATTCAGTCACAAATGTTTGTAGCTCAGGCTATGGCAGAACCTGAGGAAGCACCGCAACCAAAAAGACAAGCAGCTCCTGTTGCAGCAAAGGCGCCGGCTCCTAAGCAAGTTACGCCACCGCCTACGTCTAAGAAGGTTACACCACCTCAACAAGCCAACACTGCAGGACCTATTATTGGTGATGCAGGAGCAGACTGGGATGTTGACAGTAAAACAGCACCGCCACGACGAAGAGCTTTAAAGACCGTAGAAGGATAATATTAAAGGGCCCTTTGTCTAATAGCATGGGGCCCATTAATTACTTAAACCATGACGGTTGTTAATAAAGTAGATAAGAAAGTTAAAGTAACTCTTGAAAAAGTTATTAAGTATCAGATCGTAACCTATTGTTTTATGAATAATATTCAGGTTAGTGCGTCAGATCTTAAAGGCCTTACAGAGCTTGCAAAGTTAAAAAGTGCAAGTCTTACTGACTTTTGTACTGTTATTTCAGAGAAAGGTATCTTTAAAAGCTCCCAGTCTTGTAGAAATGCTTTACAGAAAGCAAAGAAAAAAAAGCTTGTTGTAAAAACTAATAAAAAGATTATGTTAAACCCTGATATGAAAATTCAATCAGAAGGTTACATTTACTTAGACTTTAAAATACTAGGTGGTGGAGAGTAAGAGAAAAATAAAGCTCAACCCTAAAAGTTATAAAAGCTTTTTTAATTCTGTAGCAGAAGACTGTGAAGTACACGTTGATCTAGTTGACGACCTTATTGGTTTTTTCTATGGTAAAATTAGAAACAATCTCGAGAGTTTAGACCACTCTAAAATACTTGTACCTAACTTGGGAACATTCAACTTGCGTAAAGCAAGGCTGGATCATGCTATTAAAAGGAATAAAGATATCCTGGGTAACATGGCAAAGACTACATATAAGGGTTATGATGCACATGTACCCGTAAAAGAAAAAATAAGTTTATTTGAAAAAGCAGCTGAAAGATTGGCTGCAGAACTAAAAGAAAAAAAAGATTGGCGTAATGAAAATAGGTAAATTACTAGGAGCCCTTTCTAACATGGGCCAGATATATGAAGGTGTTAAAAATAACGTCTTTAAAAAAGATTATATAGAGGATATAGCAAGTGTTAGATGGCAGGAATGTCAGAAGTGTCCTAACATGGACCCCGAGGGTAAGTCATGTGCTGCACCTGGTACACAACCCTGTTGCTCTGCCTGTGGTTGTAGTCTTGCATTTAAAACTCGTTCTTTATCAGCATCTTGTCCTCTAACAGGGGACGCAAAGAAATGGGACGCTGTTATGGATAGAGAAGACGAAAAAGAATTACATGAACAGTTGCGTGAGGGTAAAGGTACTGCTACCCTAACGGAAACCGTAGTAGAAGAAGACCCTGATAAGGAAAAGTAAATATGGCTGTAATATTCAAAGAAGAAGGACATAGTTATGAAAGTGTAGATGAAAACCTAGACAAGGATAATATTGAATGGACTAGCGTGACTAGTTTCATTAGTAAGTTCAAACCTAAGTTTGATGCTAAAGTTCAAGCTAAGAAGTCTTCTAAGAATAAAAGATCTAAGTGGTATGGCCTTAAACCAGACGAAATAATAAATATTTGGAACAATGAGACAGACCGGGCAATTAAGCTAGGAAACTGGTACCATAACCAAAGAGAAGAAAACATACTAGACTTTAACACTATTGAAAGGGAGGGTGTTATAGTTCCTATCATACGACCTATTGTAGATGGTACAGGGGTTAAGATAGCTCCTGTGCAGAAATTAGAAGATGGTGTTTATCCTGAACATTTTGCCTATCTGAAATCAGCGGCTATTTGCGGACAGGCAGATTTAGTAACTGTTGTAAATGGAAAGATCCACATTATAGATTATAAGACAAACAAAGAGATCAAAGAAAAAGGATTTACTAATTGGGAAGGGATAACCTCTAAAATGTATAAACCCTTATCTCATCTGGATGATTGTAACTTAAATCATTATAATATTCAGTTAAGTTTATACATGTACATCATGTTAAAACATAATCCTAAACTTAAGGCAGGTAAGCTAGTTATTCAACATGTAACATTTGAAAAGAAAGGTGTAGATGATTATGGATACCCTATTACTAAGTACGATGCACAGGGAGAGCCTATGTTAAAGGATCTTAAGATGTATGAGCTTCCCTATCTAAAAAAAGAAGTAAGGTCCTTATTAAGTTGGTTAAAAGAAAATAAATAATGCTTATAAAACTATTCGACGTTCAAAACAGTAAGGTAGTACCCTCAGAGCATTGTTATACATTAAAGTTTTTAAAAGCTATAATGGACACCTATCCTGATACGCACCTTGAAGTTTATATGTATATATTTTACATGACGTGTCCTGATCCTGACATCAATCCGTTCTTTAATGTCCCAGAAGAAGACAAAGAAGAAATAATTCTAGATGAAATAAATATGGATGAGGACTTAGAATGTCCTAAAATAAAATATGCGCTAGATAGATGCTCTACTTTATATGAAACGCCTACGTTAAGGGCATATAAAGGGATTAAAGCTATGATTGATAACCTTGCTCATTATATGGAAAATACTCAGATAGAGCATGGAAGGGACGGTAATATTAACTCTCTAGTCAGTGCGGCAAAGAACTTTGATGCAATACGACAATCATTTAAGGGAGCCTATAAAGACATGAAAGAAGAACAAAAGAGCACTGTTCGAGGAGGACTGGGTTTAGCATATGATCAACTATAATGGAAAAAATAATACCCACAGGAGAGAGGCTTCTAGTTAAACAAGTAGAAGCTAAAAGCACATACGGAGAATCTGCTATATTCATACCAGAGGCGCAACAAGTGAAAGAAAGAAAGGCACTTGTTATAGCAGTAGGAAAGAAAGTTACTGAAGTCATTGAAGGGGATGTTATCCGCTACAGTGATTTTGCTAGCCCTGTAGAAATGGAACATGAAGGTGCACCGCATCTTCTTTTGAGAAAAGAGGATATCCTTGCAGTCATCGTCACTATATAAGACAGTCCCTACATTAAATGAGGGGGTATGGGAAGAAACGGAATTCAAGACGATAGAAGATTTTCGTGTATTTATAGACTCTGTATTTAAAGAACCAGGACAGTATCAGTTTGATGAAACTTCTTTTGTCTTTAACTCAGAGGCAAGAACGTTTAATACTCAAGGATTTTACTGTGATAAACCTGTGCGCAGTAAGGACTTTATCTCGTATTGGGAAGGTGAAAAGATTAAATGTAGGGAAGGTGTTATATACAAAAACAAAGGAGTAACCTGGTATTTAACGCGTGACTACTATATGTGGTTAAACTTCCTGCCTATTTATGACAAAGAGGAGAAGAAGTACGGTTTTGCTAAGGTTAGGGACGCACAATATCATATGGCTCTATATGAGATAATGGCTGAAATAAACTACAAACATGTAGCCATCCTAAAGAAAAGACAGATAGCGTCATCTTATTTCCACATGGCCAAGCTACTTAATGCTTACTGGTTTGAAGAAGGTTCAGTGTGTAAGATAGGTGCTTCACTTAAGGATTACGTAAATGACAAGGGTTCTTGGAAATTCTTGGATGAGTACTCGGCCTTTCTTAATGAACATACAGCGTGGTATAGACCAAGTAATCCAGGGAAGGTTCTACTATGGGAACAAAAGGTTGAAGTAAGGATCAATAACCGTAAGACATTCAAAGGGTTACGATCTAAGATACAAGGTGCATCATTCGAGAAGAATGCTACAGCAGGTGTTGGTGGACCCTGTAGTTTCTTTTTCCATGAGGAGGCAGGCATTGCACCAAAGATGGATAAGACCTATGAGTACTTGCGTCCTGCAATGTCTTCAGGGATGGTAACTACTGGTCAATTTATTGCTGCGGGATCTGTAGGAGATTTAGATCACTGCAAACCTTTGAAGAAAATGATTCTTAATCCTGAAGCTAACGGTATTCTAGGTGTCGAGACAGACCTCATGGATGATAAAGGAACTTTGGGAATAGCGGGATTATTTATTCCAGAACAATGGTCTATGCCCCCTTTCTTAGATCAGTTTGGTAATTCTAAGATTGAAGAGGCTTTGATCTCTATTAAAAAAGAGCGTGATGCATGGAAAAAAGATCTAGAAGCTGAACAGTACCAACTTAGGGTCTCACAAAAACCTATTGATATAGCCGAGGCCTTTGCCTATAGAAAAGAGTCAATATTCCCGCAAGGTTTTCTGGCAAAACAGATGAAGCGTATAGAAGACAAGGAGTATTCCTTTGAACTATTAGATCTGGAAGAGACAGAAGGTAAAATAAAGGCTAATGTATCAAGAAGAATACCTATTACTGAATTTCCTGTTAATAAAAAACAGGAGGACAAAAGAGGCGTACTGAAGGTATGGGAGCGTCCTATTAAGAATCCTGATTTTGGTACTTACTATGCTTCTGTTGACCCTGTGTCAGAAGGGAAAACTACTACATCAGACTCTTTGTGTAGCATTTTTGTCTATAAAAATCCCGTAGAAGTTACTAAAGAAACCCCCTCGGGTTTAGAGACCTTCATAGAAGGTGACAAAATTGTGGCCTCCTGGTGTGGTAGATATGATGATATCAATCAAACACATGAACACTTAAGACTTATTATAGAATGGTATAATGCCTGGACTATCGTTGAGAACAATATTTCGCTGTTTATACAATATATGATAGGAGAAAGAAAACAGAAGTATTTAGTACCTAAGAGTCAAATAGTATTCCTAAAAGAGTTGGGATCAAACAGAAGCGTGTTCCAAGAGTATGGATGGAAGAACACGGGTACCTTATTTAAGAATCACTTAATTTCTTATGCTATTGAGTTTATCAGAGAAGTTACACATGAAGAAACTGGGGAAGATGGTGTAATATATAAAAAAACATATGGTGTAGAAAGGATACCTGACCCAATGTTGATTACTGAAATGTTACAATATTTTCCAGGACTTAACGTGGATAGGTTGGTAGCATTTGCTGCTTTAGCTTCATTTGCTAAAATGCAGCATGCCAATAGAGGATACGTTAAAAGGAGAGAAAGGGATAAATCATTGGAAGTTTTGGATAAACCGCAAAAAAGACGTAAATTAAATACGAGTCCTTTTAGGAATATTGGTAAGGGTAAATCTAAAAATACAAGCCGTAATAAAAAGAACCCATTTAAAAATATAGGATAATGATAGATTATGAGATGACGTGTTCGGACCCTAACATAACCGATATAGCGTATATTTATATAGAGTACTGAACATCAGACTAACATGAAACTATATAACGCACTTGACCTCAAGAAAGGGGCTAAAGTTGACAAGTCTCCCGTCAATGCATCTTTGACGCAACCCTTGCAATTTATTTCTTCAAAGAAGAAAGATAATGATTGGGCTGCTTGGAATTTAGATTGGCTTGAACTAAAAGGGATGGACCAACTTAAAAAAAACGCGCGTCGTTTACTTAAGAACTATAAACTGGCAAAGGGTATTATAGATAAGACGGACTACATCATAGAAGAGGATAATGAGTACGCTGATTTTATGGACGTGTTAACAAAAGAGGATGAGACGGCATTAGAGTTAAAGTTTTATCCTATTATACCTAACGTTATAAATGTCTTAGTTGGAGAGTTCTCTAAGAGATACAATAAAGTACAATTTAGGGCAGTTGATGATACTTCCTATAATGAAATGTTAGAGTCAAAGAGGTCGCTCATTGAAGAAAACCTGCTGACTGATGCACGTAATAAATTAACCATGGCGATGGTTAGTCAAGGCGCTGATCCTGAATCAGAAGAATTCAAACAAGAGATAGCACCTGAAAAACTAAAAACACTTCCTGAAATAGAAGACTTCTTCTCTAAAGACTATAGGAGTTTGGTGGAGGAATGGGCGTCACATCAATTGAATGTTGATGAAGAGCGTTTTAAAATGGCAGAGCTTGAAGAAAGAGCATTTAAGGATATGCTTATATGTGACAGAGAGTTCTGGCACTTTAAGATGAACGAGGATGATTATGATGTTGAGTTGTGGAACCCCGTATTAACCTTCTATCAAAAATCACCAGATTCAAGATACATTTCAGATTCTAACTTTGTAGGGAAATGTGATATGATGACTGTTGCTGATGTGATAGATAAGTATGGTTATCTAATGGATGAGTCTCAGTTAAGAAGCATGCAGAATTTACATCCTGCAACAAACTCTAAATACCTGCTCAATGGTATGCAGAATGACGGATCTTATTATGATGCTTCTAGATCACATGCTTGGAATACAGAAGCACCCGGATTAGATTACAGACGTCTTATGTCAAATCACGGAACTAATCCTAGTATGGAAGGTGACGTAGTCCAATGGATACTTAGCGAAGGCGGAGACATTTCTGATTGGGGAGATTCTGATATGATGCGAGTGACAACAACTTATTGGAAAACACAGCGTAAGGTAGGTCACCTTATTAGAATAACACCGGAAGGAGAAATTATTCAAGCAATAGTAGATGATGCGTATAAGGTTACAGAAAAGCCTACTTACAATACTCACTTATTTAAGCAGAAGACAAAAGATAACCTTATTGAGGGAGAGCATATAGATTGGTTGTGGATAAACGATGTATGGGGTGGAATTAAGATTGGTCCTAATGTTCCTACAGCGTGGAGAACTGAAGACCATGATATTGACCCAATTTATATAGGGATAAATAGAAGTAAACCAGGACGGGTGCAATACCAATTTAAAGGAGAAGGTTCTTTATATGGATGTAAACTACCTGTAGAAGGACGTATTTTTTCTGATCGTAATACACGCTCTACGTCATTAGTTGACTTAATGAAACCTTATCAAATAGGTTATAATATGGTTAATAACCAAATTGCAGATATACTTGTAGACGAGTTAGGTACTGTAATTATGTTTGATCAAAACGCTTTACCTAGACACTCTATGGGAGAAGACTGGGGAAAGAATAATTTAGAAAAAGCTTACGTAGCAATGAAAGACTTTGGTATGATGCCATTAGATACGTCTATCACTAATACAGAAAATGCTGTAAACTTTAACCATTACCAAACTCTTAATTTAGAACAAACGGGTAGATTAATGTCTAGAGTGCAATTAGCTACTCACTTTAAGCAACAAGCATTTGATGCTATAGGAGTCAACCCTCAAAGATTAGGAGCGCCTATTGCACAACAGACTGCAACAGGTGTAACACAGGCTATGAATCAGTCTTACGCTCAGACAGAAATGTACTTTACACAACACGCAGATCACTTAATGCCTAGAGTACACCAAATGAGAACGGACCTTGCTCAGCATTACCATAGTACAAATCCTTCAGTACGTCTTACTTATATGACTACTGAAGCAGAAAAAGTTAACTTTACTATTAATGGTAAGGAACTTCTACTAAGAGATTTTAATGTATTTGCTACAACTAAAACAAATCACAGAGCCACATTAGAGCAGTTAAAGCAGATGGCTCTTCAAAATAATACTACAGGGGCTTCTATATACGATTTAGGTAATGTACTTAAATCTGACTCTATAGCTGAAGTGTCTGATATACTTAAGGATGCTGAAACTAAGCAAACTGCACAGAAGCAACAAGAGATGCAACAACAGCAGGAAATGCAACAACAGCAACTTGAGGCACAAAGAGCAGAAAAAGAAGCACAACGTCAATTTGAAACAGCACAACAAGAAGCTGAAAGACAAAAAGATATCACGGTTGCTGAGATTAGATCTGCAGGCTATGGAGCACAGGTTGACATAAATGAAAATAAAGAAAGTGATTTTCAGGATGCTATGAAAGACATCCGTCAGAGGGATCAATATAGAGAGCAGATGGACTTCAAGCGTGAACAAGCAACGGTCAACAATGCTGATAATAAAACCAAGCTTTCACTTGAGAAAGAAAAGTTAGCTACACAGCGTGATATTGCTAACAAGAACTTGCAAATAGCTCGTGAGAATAAAAACAAATATGACGTTAAAGACACGAAAGAAAAGAAGAAGAAGAAGTCTTAGCTATATACTGTGAAAAAATTATAATAATACCTCAAATGTCTAAGGTTTATTCTAGATGTTAAAGTATATTGTATATGTAATAACCATTAATTAAAACCAAAACAAAATGGCTAACGAAGAAAGTATGGAAACAACCAGTGTAGAAAAAGTAGAAATTAACCTCGATGAGATCTTTTCAGGAGCTCCCGGGGCAAGCTCTATTACACTACCTGAGGAAGAAGTAAAAAAACCAAATGTCTTCTCTAGAGGAGAGGAAGTAGATCTATCATTTTTAGATGAAAAGGAAGCTGAAAGTCCAAAAGAAGAAGTATCTGAGGATGAAAGTAACAAAGTTGAACCTGAAGGGAATACAGATGACCCAGTACAACAAGTATCCGCACCTAAAGAACCTGCAGTTACAGCTAATGAAGTTGATGAGATCCTTAATGAAGGATTAGAGTTAGCTGAAAAGGAAGAGGATAAGTCAACAGCTAAAGGTAGACGCCGTATTGAAGGTATGGCAGATGTGTTTACACAAATGATTGATAAAGGAGAAATAGTCCCTTTTGATGATGATAAAGCGCTTGAGGATTATTCTGCCAAAGATTGGAAGGAACTTATTCAAGCTAATATGGATGAGCGAGCTAATAAGGTTAGACGTGA